CAGTGATAGCACTCGCAAAGTCTCTCGCGAAGTAGAGACAAAGGAGCCGACTTCATGTCCGCTTTTACTTCCTTTGCGGTCAATGACCGTGAAGCAACTCCCGTAGCTCATACTTTTGAGCCTAACGGGCGCGGTAAGGACAATCAAATGGTTCGATTCGTTGAACCAGGTGTTGTACCTGCTGCCGATACCGTATGTACGGTATCTTGGAGAGACACAGCCGACCGTAAGAAGGTCAAGCTTGTTTTCGCCTTTCCGATGGTTGTCACTGAGACAATCAACTCGGTTGATTACACTAAAGTCCTGTACTCTGATTACGCGAACTTCGAACTCTCGTTCGACAAGCGTAGCACAGCGCAGCGACGCAAGAACCTTGTTGGTATGTTTGCCAACATGCTTGCGCCCGGCGTTACGGTGATTGACGACACCGTAACGGGACTTGAATCGATTTGGTAATTGGCGTATGATACGCCGATTGATCGATTCCATGCTCAAAGGGACCGGTACCTTTATTGGTATTTTCGGTACCTTCGGCATGAAGACCGCTATCGCAGCGGTGGTCATCTATGGAACCGCAATGATTCTCGTTCCTGAGAACTTCATTGCGGACGTCTTCCCAGCGATGGAAAGCCTTTGGCTCCTTGCCAAATTGCCTTCTCACTGTCCAGCGTATTGCTGGAATGGTATGTGACCTGTAATTGATAATACGACTTCCGTACACGAAGTACGGGAGCGTTTCATCTTTCCATATGGAGTTGAAGAAAATGCCAAAACGGGAGAAATCGACTGACGTCGACGTAAACCTGCCGGGCACTCTCAGTGAACAGTTTATTAACGAGCTCCTTTCTTTGCTTGTTGATGAGCGTGGGCCTAAGGTCGAGTATTTGCGAAGCGAATTGCTTAGCAAGTACTCCGATCCAAGCACCACACCAGCTGACGTGCGGCGAAACAGAGCAGTCCAGAAATGGATGTCTGTTGAGTCTCAAAACGCGAAAACCAATGTGCGCCTCTATTCTTCTGAGGTGGACTTTGGTTGGATAAACTCTCTTAGCCTTATGGCGGAGGTTCGATCCTTAGTATCGCGTATACTCGGACCACTTGCATACCCATCGATTCTTTGTGATGGAGTGCATACGAATGGTGCGAGCACTCGAGTGCGGAAGTCTAGTACTGCCGCCATCGAGAAACTCACCGGAGAAGCTGAGCTTTCTGACTCTGCTAAGCCACACTGGGACGCGTATTCAAGTAATACGTTGTTAAGTTCCCAGGGGACTAGGCAGCAAGAGAGCTCATGTCTTTTTACCGTGCCAAAGAAGTCAGATATCGATCGGGTGGCTTGTAAAGAGCCTGAGATCAATATGCTTCTACAAAAGTCTGTCGGTAATCATATCCGACGAAGGCTAAAGGTATTCGGTGTAGATCTTAACGATCAAACCGTCAACCAAAACTTAGCCCGCGTAGCTGTGAGCAAGAAACTCGCAACTATAGACTTGAGTAGTGCTAGTGATACCATCACAAAACAATTGGTAATTAACCTATTGCCATTTGAGTGGTGGTCACTACTGGACGACCTTAGGGTAAAGTCGACAACCATGAAGGAGCAAAACGAGCTTCACAAGCTTGAAATGTTTTCTTCTATGGGTAACGGTTTTACCTTTGAACTTGAGAGCCTCCTATTCTACGCGATAACACGCGTG